CAAATTCCTCATAACGTTGCACAAGGTCTTGTACTTCCATCCTTGCACGGCGTAGACCTTGGATTACGCCACACAAATTCTTATATTCAGCAAAGTCTTTACAGCCACCTTCAGCTATAGAATCACTTACTTCCTTTTCGCGTTCTTTAAGTCTGTTAAATAAATGGTCAAGCATCTGTTTCTCGTAAGACATATCACCACCAATAGTTAGGACAACTAGCGCTCTTTAACCACGTTTTAGCAGGCATAAAACACCCGCATTGCTTGCAAGTTTTAACTATATTTCGTAACTCAGGGCACACTTTGCATACACCATACCGCGCATCTCTAATGGTTTTATCCACTAAAACGTAGCCTTTTTTCCGCAAATCATCAGGGTCGACGTCTTGTTTTTTCTGCAATATCGAGTCCATCTTTCACCAGTTGTGTTTGTATACGTTCACGCTCGATATTTAAACGCTCCTGTTGAATTTGTGCATCAATAGCGTCTTTCTGAGATTTACGTTGAACTTCTGCCTGTTTAATCTGCAACTCTTGTTGCTGCATCTGTACCAGCGGGTCTTGCGCTTGCTGCTGGGCTTGTTGTTGCGCAGCTTGAGCTTGGTGAATCTGCAACAACTGTTGCGAAGCTTGAGCAATAAAGCGGGACATCTCCAACTCAACATCTTCAGGCAGTGGTTTATCTGGTGGCGGCAGCGGGACGCCCACACGTTCTTCAATCTGCTTGCGGTAGGCAAACCCTAAATGCTCTGCAATATGCGCCATCATCGCGCCTTGAATAGCTTGTGCCATTGGATTTTGCCCAATTTGCGCGGCGATCATCGGGTCTTGCATAAAATTCATATGCGCTTGTATATGAGCATCGTGATCCTGATAAATAAATGCTTTTAGAGGCGTACCTTTTAGTGCATTCATATTCTCACTGATAGGATCTCTAGGTGTTTGATCATCAGGTAACGGTACAAGTTTGTCAGCGTTAGGAATGCCTAAAACGTCGAGCATCTGTCTGTGAAGGCGGGGCAAGTCGTAAAGTTGCGGCGCTCCTTGGGCTAGCTGCAACGCAGCTTGATACTGCACAACTCGCTGAGCCATTGTCGAGGCATTGGGATCAGACACCGGGATAACTTCCACAATGTCATAGTCTTCAGCCTTAACCTGCGGTGTGCCATCTTGTGGCACGTAGCTGTAATCAGGTGAGGTGTATTCCCTGATAATTTCTTTGAGCAGCTTGAACTCTTCTTTCATCGCTGCATGGATGCGAGCCTGCACTGCACCCATTGTTTTTAGCTGTCGCTCTAAGAGAGCAAGCGTGGTGCCCACCGGAGCCTGACTCGACATATCGCTGATCTTCATATCAGCCATACCACTAAGCCGCCGCGCTTCTTCAGTGATTTGGTTTAATAAGGCAAGAAGAACTTGGCTTGGCTCTTTATAAGGCAGCGGCAGTATGTTGTCTCTGATCGCTCCCCCCGGCACATCCACATCACGCCATTCACCCGGAGCAATCGGGGTGTCATCACCCTTGATCCTAAGTCCTCTAGACTTCAACCCACCGGGGAGGTTTGATAATGATCCTGCATCCACCAACTGACGAATCAGCATAGTGCCTGCTGTGGCGTAGCCACCGATAATATGAATCAACCCAAAGCCATAAGCCCCAAAACCTGGGATGTACATATAGTGTACAAAGTGCTGCCGTGCGCGTTTCTGAGGGTCGTCTTCTTTGTAATTTCTGCGGATGGCTAAGACTTTATTGGTGTTTTTGTCGATGGTTATGACGTAGGGCAGTGGCAGTTCTTCCTCATACCCCGGCAAGTCATACTCGATATGCACCTCGCATATCTGATACCGCTCATCTTTAGTCTGCTCAATACCTTCTTTCTGAGCCTTAGCTTTCTCAATATCAGTCTGTGTAGCGTATGGTTCGCCTAAATCAACATCGCGGTAGAACCCACTAACCTGTAACTTCTTAACATCATTTTTAGTCTTACGCATCACATGCGTAAGGCGGTCTGTACGTCTAATGTTTGTTACACCATATGGGAGGATGACATCCTCGGCGGGCACATAAAATGAAACCTGACGTTCCAACGACGGATCGTAATAGATTTTCTTAAATGACGAACCAGCTAGTGCCACACCCCACAGCGCACGTTCATGCTCTGAGCGATACTCAGGCATTTTGTCTGTTAGCTGATAGTTCATATCAGCCTGAACCCGTTTACCTGCTTCTTCAATCTTAGGCGTAAACTGACCAATAATGCTTGTTTTTACAGGCCCACTTGCCGGGAATGTCTCCATGATTGATTCACTTTGGAAGCGAATCGCAGCTTCTGTAAGAAGCGTAGAAAACACCCCACACGCACCATCCCAAGGCTCAGTTACCTCGTCATAGCGCAAACCCAGTACATCCAAGCCCTTAACGTAGGTATCAGCCCAATCCTTACGGCTATTAATATCAGCCTCAATCAATTCCATAATGTCGCCTGCAATCTTTTGCAGTTCGGCTTCGGTCATGTGCTCGGCAAGGTTGGAGTCAAACCCCTCTTCTTCGTTTTCATCTTCAGGCATCAGGTCAATCTCAACCCCATCAATCCCAATAGAAACACCTTCAGGATTAACGATTTCAATCTCAATAGGCGCCTCGTCCATCGCCAAGGCTTCAACACCTTCAGGTGCGCCGTATAAACTTTTATCAATAGCCATGATCTGTCCTAACTTAAGTAGTAGCCGCGTTTTTGCCCGCGAAACCCACGGAAATAACGAATGTCATCTTGTTCATCGCTTGGCAGCGGTATGAAACCCCCCTGCCGAAACCGCAACAGCGCTTGTGTCATCGTATCCACGTAGTCATCATGCTCTCCAACTGGGAACGCAGCAACCTCTTCAATGACTTCTCTTGCCCAGCGCGTGTCAGGAGCCCAGACTTTACCACTTGCAAACATATCTGCCACAGCATTAACACGCACGTGCTTATCATTACCCCGTGATGGACTAAATTCTTGTATGGGCACACTCATGCGGAACAATTCTTGTATTAATGGAGCGCCTGCGGCTTTCTTTTCGATTAATACAATATCAGGTTCATACTCTTTATACATTTCCAAGGCACGGCGTTTTAAATCAGGAAAATTAAGACGTGCTTTAAATGCGTCAATTAAAATAATATTAGGTGTACTTCCATCTTCATCGTTATACCAAACACCCCACGTTGTACACGCCGTATAATCTGAAGAATTTTTAGTTTCATGCGCCGTATCCCACGACTGAATAATAAATTCACATCGTGGCGGATCTTCTTTTTCCCACACTTTCCACATATTACGTTGAATAACAGCCGCAGCGTCGCTTGTGGGCTGCTGCATATACTGCGCCTGCCAATAACGTGGGTCCATACCCGCACGTTTTGCTTTTAATTGATCAAGCGGCCACTGCTCAGGCCATAAACTTTTTTCATTATCTTCATTTTCATTTAATATTGCGGGTAATTCAACAATTTCCCACGGGTCTGACTCTGGATTTTTAATTTGATAATCAAGTAATTTACCTGTCAGGTCAATTAAACTCCAACGAGTCATAATAACTATAATAGCGCCCCCCGGCATCAGGCGTTGTAGTGGGCCTGTCTGAAACCACGACCATGCTTGTTCAAATGTCAGGCGTGAATTAGCCTTTATATCTTGTTCAGAATGAGGGTCGTCAATAACAAACAGATCAGCACCACGGCCAGCCAGAGCACCGCCAACACCGACAGCATAATATTGACCTCCAGCTCCGGTAGACCATTTTCCGGCAGCTTTTTGGTCTTCTGCAAGGGCTGTTTTTGGAAAAATTTCCTGATATTCATCAGCATCTACTAAATTTTTAACGCGCCGCCCAAAATCTTCTGATAAAGACGCCGTATGTGTTCCCATAATAATCTTTTTATCAGGAAACTGCCCTAAAAACCAAGCTGGAAATAAATAAGAACTAAACTCAGACTTTCCCATACGTGGCGCAATATTAATAATTACTCGTTTTTTACGGCCTGCTACCACATCTTCAAATATTTTTGCCAGTTTTCTATGATGTGCGCCTTCTTTAAAGTTTGGATATACGTGATGTGCAAACGCAAGAAGTGATGTTTTAGATTGCCTAAGTGATTTTCGCCGTTCAAACTCATCAAGAAGCGTCAGTACCTCTAATTTTTCTTCCGAAGGCATTAACGGCAATACTTTGCGCAGTGCTTCTGCTTCGTGATCACTCAGATTCACTGGTTTTCTCCGTCGCAGTCACTTCAATAGCGCCCATATATTTACCAAGCTTAGCTTTGATCTTGGCTTCAATCTCTTCATCCGTCAGTTCTGCCTTCTTAACCTCCACGCGTTCCGTGAATAGCGCTACTTCAGTAACCTTGCCTAGCATCTCCAGCGCTTTTAATCGGTATCTGGGGTCAGGGTGTTCTGTATCTTCCAGTATTTTTGCAACCGCGTAGCCCCTCATTTGCCGAGCCTGTTCAACAAACGCCCAATCATACGCTGTCAACATTCCCACTAACCGACGTACAGCTTGTGGCGTTGTGTTTGCCATCAAGGTTTGCTTAACTTTTTCTGTTGGAGCTCCAGCAGCCATTGCCGTAAATGCAAGCTGCGCGTTCTTTTTGTTTGCTTTATCTTCTACTTCTTCGTCAGACGCTGCACCAATTGACTCTAAAAAGTCAGCGGTTTTAACTTGCGCATTAAGTAGCTGTTGAGGCGTGGCTTTATCCACCGATGTAAACGGTGGTGTGTCGTCAAACATGAGTAGATGTTCAAACATATGAGGGAAAGGGTGGCACCTCTGTTTAATTGGGCGTAGATTAATGTTTTATTGACACTTATGCAACAGGGTAGTATATTTAATGGGTAGCTGTCCATGCTACGTCTCCTTGTGTTGGACATTTCCCAACGTTTATCCCGGCGCCTTGCCGGGATTTTTTTGTGTGTGCATGTCAAATATTTGACAAAGTGTCGTGGAAATTTTTTAAAATTTTTTGGCGGGGTGTGTGGGTGAAATTTTTATGATTTTTTGTGGTGTTGGAGACAAATAGT